AATAACTTTTTTCTTGAACTACAACCTTCTGATAATAAGGAACAAATAACTGTAAACGAATGGTTGTTAAAATTTTCTGAACAATTAAATATCCCAGCGATAGTAACAACTGATAGCCATTATCTCACTAAAAATGATAGAAAATTTCATAAAGCATATTTAAATTCTAAAGATGGCGATAGAGAAGTAGATGAATTTTATGCTACTACTTATATGATGACTGCCGCAGAAATTCACGAATATATGGATAAATATATTGGCGAAGATAATGTTAATACTTTATTAAAAAATACAAGTATTATTGGTGAGCGAGTTCAGCAGTATGATTTAAGAAAGCCATTTAAACTTCCTTATCTTCCTTCCAAAGAAGATATTAAAATAGCTAAACAAAAAATTGTAGTTAATAGATTTTTACCGCAAATTTGGTATAATTTTATCAATTCGGAAGAGGATGCCGATAGAGTTTTTATTTATAGAATTATAAATAAATGCAATAGTAATAAAGATTATTATTGGTCAGATGAACGTTTAGAACGAATGACAACCGAATTAGAAGTTGTTTGGAATGCATCTGAAAAGCAGAATCTAAAATGGTCTAAATATTTTCTACAAGTTGCTGATTATATTCACATTGCTTGGGAAGATGGAGATACATTAGTTGGTCCAGGTCGTGGTTCTGGTGTAGGTTTTTATATTAATTATCTTCTTGACATTATTCAAATTGACCCAATGGTAGAAAAAGTACCACTTTTTTACTGGAGATTTTTGAACCCTGAACGCGCAAGTATCTTGGACATTGACAGCGATGTACAAAGTAATCGTCGTAATACAGTTATTGAAGCATTACAAAAACATTATGGAGAACTTCGTGTAGTAAGAGTAGGCACAGAAAGAACAGAAGGTGCAAAAGCTGCAATTTTAACTGCGGCGCGAGGACTAGATATTGATGTAGATACCGCACAATATATTGCTTCTTTAATTGAAAGCGATCGCGGTATTCAACGTTCTTTAAAAGTAACTTATTATGGTGATGAAGAAAATGATATTCAGCCAAATAAAACTTTTCAAGAAGAAATGGAAAAATACCCAGACTTATGGGCGGTTGCACAAAAAATTGAGGGATTACAATGTGGTTCTGGCTGTCATGCAGGCGGAGTAATTATTGTTGATGAAGATATCACTGAGACTAATTCTTTAATTAAGCTAAATAGTGGTGAATGGGTAACAGCTTGGGACTTACATGAGTCAGAAGAAGTTTCAAATGTAAAAATTGACTTATTAGCAACTCTTAATTTAACCCGTATGCGCACTTGTCTTGATTTATTAGTGCAATATGGTTATGTGCCTAAAAAAGCTACTCTAAAAGAAACATATGAAGCTGCGATTGGAGTTTATAAGCTCAATCGAACAGATGCTAAAATGTGGGAAATGCTTGCTAATAATGAAATTTTAAGTGTATTTCAATTTGATACACCGCAAGGTATTCAAGGCGTCGCATTAGCAAAGCCAACATCAGTTGAAGAAATGGCAGCATTAAACTCTATTATGCGTCTAATGGCGAGCGAGAAGGGCGCGGAGCAGCCGCTAGAAAAATACGCCCGTTTTAAAAATAATCCTATTCTTTGGGATAGAGAAATGGATACGTATAATTTAACAAATGAGCAAAAACAATTATTACATAAATATTTAGACTATGAGTATGGCATTTGTGCTTCACAGGAAGATATTATGTCAATGATTCAAGATCCTCAACTTGGTGGTTGGAGCTTAAAAGATGCAGATATGCTTCGTAAATCTATTGCAAAAAAAGACCCGAAACTTTATGAAAAACTTTCACAACAGTATTTCGATGGAGTAAAAGAAAAACATCTTGATAATAATTTATGTAATTATTTTTGGCAAGTACTAGTAAATACGCAGCGAGGCTACTCATTTAATCTTAGTCATACTCTTGCTTATAGTCTTGTAGGTCTTCAAAATATGAATCTTGCTTGTAATTATCCTATTATTTTTTGGAATACAGCAAACTTAATTGTTGATAGTGCAGGTATAGAAGAAGAAAGTAATGTAGATCAAGATGAATTTATTGAAAATATTGAAGACGCAGAAGCTGAAGTTGAAATTGAAGATGACGAAGATGATGAAGAAGAAGTAGTTAAAAAAGAAAAAGTTAAACGCGTTAAGAAAACAATTGATTATGGTAAAATAGCAAAAGCAATTGGACGATTCCGTTCTTATGGTATTAATATTTTACCACCAAATATTAATACGTCTGGTTTCACATTTACTCCAAATGTTGAACAGAATAGTATTACTTATGGATTACGCGGTATTACAAGAATTTCAAATGATATTATCCATACAATTATTGCAAATCGTCCCTATACTTCTTTTGAAGATTTTTCTACTAAAGTAAAGTTAAATAAATTGCAAACGATTAACTTAATAAAATCTGGCGCTTTTGATGAAATTAGTGATTCGCGGGAAAATTTAATGAAATATTATTTAAGTAGTATTTCTGATCAAAAACAGAGATTAACATTACAAAATATGCAGATGTTAATTAATAAAGAGTTAATTCCAGATGAAATGAGTTTTTACGCAAAATTATTTCTTTTTAATAAATTTTTAAAGACTCAAAAGCATGATCTTTATTATTTATTAAATGATTCAGCAATCAATTTTATTAGTAATAATTTTAGTGCTGATCTAATTGATAATGGAACGCAAATTTTACAAACAACTTGGGATTCTCTTTATAAAAAAACAATGATAGTTATGGGTGATTATATTAAAACTCATAAAGCTGAGTTATTAACTTCCTTAAATAATACTCTAATTAATGAAACAATAGAAAAATATGGATTAGGGAATATTAGTAAATGGGAAATGGATAGTATCAGTTTTTATTATCATAGGCATGAATTAGAAAATGTAGCCGCGGATTATACGAATTTCTTCGATCTTAGTGAAGAGCCTGAAGTAGAATATAGTTTTCAAAACAGTAATGGACAAGAAGTTAAAGTATTTAAGCTATCACAGATTATAGGAACTGTAATTGATAAAAATAAATTAAAAAATACTATAACATTATTAACGCCTAATGGTGTAGTTCCAGTCAAAATTTATAAAAATCAATATTCAATTTATGACAAACAAATTTCTGAACGAGATAATGAAGGGAAAAAGCATGTATTAGAAAAAAGTTGGTTTACAAAAGGCACAATGCTTATGGTGCAGGGAATTAGAAGAGGTTCTGATTTTATACCTAAAAAACGAAAGAACTCGGTATTTCCAATTATTTCTAAAATTACTGGAATTACAGACAATAATAAACTTATTTTTCAATTTGAACGAAAGGAAGTGGATGAATAATGATTGGATTAGTAGATTATGATCTTTATTCATCTACTTCTACTACTCAGCTTATTCCTAACTTAGAAATAATGAAATTAGCCTCTTACTATAAAATTGAAAAAAATACTTATTGTAGACTATTATCTTTAGATGAACAAGATTTAACGGCTTATGATAAAATTTATTTTTTTAGTGAAAGTGATACACAACCAATTATACCTCCACAATTTTTAGCCCAAAATAATGTAATCTATGGCGGGACAGCTTTTACAAATGGAATTTATATTCCGTTTGAAGAAGAATTAATTGATTATTCACTCCCTAGAACTGCCATTTATGCTGATTTTTTAAAACAAAAAAATAGCGAAGGAATAGAACCAAAAATTATTAGCCGCTTATTAGATGGTTGTTATTATAGAATGTACGCAGGCAACAATAAAATGCCTTTACCCGCGGTTCAAGTCAATAAAAATGTATATCTTTATGATAGAAAATTCTTTTATCCTGATTGGGAAACCATTATTGACACAATTAGCAGTCGGCGTCCATCTTTAATTATCAGTATCCATCCTATTATTTGTCAAAAAGTAACTGACTTTTTTAAATTACGTAGTAAAACAAAAATTGCAAGAACTACAGAAATTATTTTAGATTTAAATATTCCATTAGATGAAGTAAATTATATGCTAAAAAAATATACTAATTATTTTTTAGCTGATATTAATAGCTATTCAAATATTTACTTGCCATTAGGCGGTAACTATGGCACGCCAATGTTGTATTATAAAGATTTAGTATATAAATTAAATTTGCTATACGCATTTTGGAGCCGCGATATAAAAATTAAAATTAAATTTATTAATACACAAATTGGTTATAATAATCCAATCAAAAACTTATCAAAAGCTATTGAAAGATGGGTTCCAACTAATTTTAATAATCATAAAAAAAATTATAAAACATTAAATAAATTTATTAAAAAAGGTTCAAAAAATAATATTACTGTAGAGGAGCAAGAACGGGATAATTTATTACAAATGCTTCCTACTCATGCAGATTTATTTGAACAGACTTACCCAAATATTATAGAAGGAGGAAGATGGCGGTTATGACAATTGAAGAAATTATGAAAACACGAAAATTATTAGATTTTGAATTAGCCAAAGCTTTAACTACAATGGAAAGAAAAGATACCATTTATGAGCTACGTATGCGTATTTTAGAGAATCAACGAGTATGCCCTCATTTTAGTGAAAAATATAACTTTACTGAAGATGATGGTAAATGTCCTTATTGCGGAAAAATTATGAGGTGACATTAATGATTACTTTGTATACTTTACCAACTTGTGGTATTTGTAAAATGGTAAAGACAAAACTACAAGCAAAAAATATCCCATTTGAAGAAAAAGATTTTTCTATTATCGCGGCCAAAATTAATAGTGATAGAGCACCAGCATTAGAAGTTATTAATAACGGTGAAACTACTATTTATAATAATCCCACTGCGATAGTTGCTTTTATTAATAATTACATGGAGTGATAATATGGATATTAAAGTCCGTTTGGATAAAAATTTTACAACTGCTTATAATAGAATGAGTGATAAATATGGAGAAGAATTAGCTTATCTTAATGGTTTTGGAGATAAACAGCTTTCATATACTGATTTTATTGATAATTTTATTGATAAAGATACGGTTGCAGATGTTTCTGTAGATGGTAATTCTAATGTAGGTAATAAAGATATGCGTACATTAATGAATGAAATGCCAAAACCGCATCGAAAGCTTCTTGCTTATAATAAAATATTTTTTGAATTAAATAAAAAGTACGGTTTTAAGACCGCAAATGATTGGCTAGAAAAAGAATGGACAAAAGCATTATATATGCACGATGCTGATACTTCTACATATATTCATTATTGTTTTGCTTATGATTTAAAAGATGTCGCGGAAAAAGGTTTATTCTTTTTAAATAACTTTAATGCGGAACCACCCCAGCATTTAAGCACTTTTATTGATTTTGTTAAAGAGTTTATTAGTTTTGCTTCTAACAGAAGCTCAGGAGCGGTAGGGCTTCCCAATATTATCCCTTATATGTATTATTTTTGGAAGAAAGATTGCGACACTGGTTATGCAACAAAATCTGCGGATTACTACGCGAGACAGCAAATTCAGCGTTTTGTCTATGCTGTAAATCAACCCTATGTAAGAGATGGTATGCAGTCTGCTTTCACTAATTGTTCAATTTTTGATATGCCATATCTTGAAGCGCTATTTGGTGGAAGCCAATTCCCAGACGGTTCTTTTATGATTGATTCTTTATATGAAATTCGTGAATTTCAAAAGGTCTTTATGGAAGTAATTGCGGAAATTCGTCAACATAATATGTTTACTTTTCCTGTCTTAACTATTAGTCTTTTAAGGAAAAATGGCAAATTTGAAGATGAAGAATTTGCTCGTTGGGGCGTAGAACATAACCGAATTTGGAGCGATTCAAATTTATTTATTGACGATTCTGTAAATTCTTTAAGCAATTGTTGCCGACTAAAAAGTAACATTGAAGATTTAGGTTATTTCAATTCTATCGGTGGAACCGCGTTAAAAGTTGGGTCAGTAAAAGTTTCTACAGTTAATCTCGCTAGACTTGCGTTAGAGCATCCTAATAATGAGGATGAATATTTAACTGCGCTTGCGGAACTAGTTGAACTTGATTGTAAAGTATTAGATGTAGTAAGACATATTATTAAAAGAAATGTAGATAAAGGTTTGCTTCCTAATTTTTCAAAAGGTATTGTTGATTTTGAGCATTTATATAATACAGTTGGTATTATTGGCATTTATGAAACAATGAAAACCTTTGGATATACAACTACTGACGAATTAGGTAATGTTTACTATACTGAGCAAGCAGATAATTTTGGTAAGAAAATTTTTGAAACCCTGCATAAAGTAAAAGATAGCTTCGCCGCAGATAAAGATTATAAAATTAATTGTGAACAAATTCCAGGAGAATCCGCGGCGGCAAAGATGCAGCTAGCAGATGAATTTTTCTTTCCTGAAACTGTTGTAAAAGATTTGCCATTATATGGTAATCAATTTATTCCTCTTGGAATTAAAACTACAATGGTCGAGCGAATTAGAATTGCTTCTTTATTTGATAGCTATTGTAATGGCGGGTCTATCGCTCATTTAAATATTGATGCCCCATTTGACAGCTTTGAAAAAGCATGGGAAGCAGTTAATTACATTGCAGACCAAGGACTCACGTATTTTGCCTTTAATACAAAAATTCAAGCGTGTGCAAAAAATCATGCTTTTTATGGCAAGAAATGCCCAATTTGTGGCGGCGATGTGACTACAGAATACACTAGAATTGTTGGTTTCTATACTCCAATTAAAACTTGGTCTAAGGAAAGAAAAGCAGAATTTAAAATGCGGCAATGGGAGCATATAAATGATTAAACTTGAACTTGATATATCAATGCCAAAGGCATGTATTAATTGTTTTTTATTAGATGACGAATTTGAATATTGTCATGGTCATCTTACAGAAAATAGTAAAGAATTATATTCTTATTTATACACAATAAAGCCATATACAAAGCCAGACTGGTGCCCCCTACAAGAGGTTAAAAATAATGAAGCTTAAAGGTATTATTGATTGTGATTTCACAAATTATAAAGAGCCAGTATTAACATTAGAGTTTCCTAAATGCGATTTTAAATGTGATAAGCTAAATGGTTGTCAAGTCTGCCAAAATAGCGGTTTGGCAACTGAACCAGATATTGAAGTATCTTATGAAAGAATTTGGGAATTATATGAACAGAATCCATTAACTAAAGGCTTTTGTTGCCAAGGATTAGAGCCCTTCGATACCCCGAATGAATTACATCAACTTATCCATTTTATTAGAGTTGAAAAGCATTGTGATGCTCCAATTATTATTTATACCGGGTATAATCAACAAGAAGGTTTTTGGAATAAAATGGCTTTAATGCCTTTCAAAAATATAATTATTAAATGGGGTCGATTTATTATGAATCAAGAACCACATTATGATAATGTATTGGGAGTTAATTTAGCATCTAATAATCAATATGCAGAGGTAATTAATTGTGAAAGTTAAAGTAACAGATAACGAAGAAATCCGCGCGCTAATTCGACAAGGGCTAAAAGATAATGATGGTTATTGTCCTTGTATTTATGAAAGCAAGGGCAAGCCAGAATATTTATGTATGTGTAAAGATTTTAGAGAAAACATACAGGTAGGAGAAACTTGTCATTGCGGTTTATATATTAAAATTAGCAATTAAACATTTGACTTTTTTAAAAAATTGTGTTATAATAAGATAAAGGATAGGGAGAATTAGCTACTCTCCTGACAAGCGAACAACTCCCGCTTCCTTTATCTTTTTATTTTTGGAGTTGAAGGAGTTATAAATATGCCAGAAGTAATTTGCGGTATATACCGTATTCATAATAATATAAATGGAAAAGATTATATAGGCCAAGCTATAGATATTTATCACCGATGGCAACAGCATAAAGCCAGATATGATAATTGTGCAATTCATAGAGCAATAACTAAATACGGCATTGATAATTTTACTTTTTCAATACTTGAAGAATGTCAAGTAGAACAACTAGATGAAAAAGAAATTTATTGGATTAATTATTACAATAGTTATTTTAATGGCTATAATGAAACTTCAGGAGGAAAACGCCCTACTTATACAATTTGTAATCGCCCGATTGAAATGTATGATTTACAAGGTAATTATATAAAAGATTTTCCTTCTATTTGCGCCGCGGCAAGAGAATTAAAGTGTGAACCATCTTTTATTAGTGCTGTTATTCAACAACGCCGCCCTACGGCAAAAGGTTTTCAATTTAAACCAAAAAATGATGATACAATTATAATAACACCTTTTGTTAAAAAGAAAAGCGGCCCAATTGGAAAAGCCGTAATCCAATATGATTTAAATAACAACATTATAGCCGAGTATATCAGTGCTAGTGAAGCCGCGCGAATCACAGGATTACATGCTCAAAATATTAGCGGAGTTTGTCGAGGAATTAAAAATACTTGTGGTGGGTATATCTGGCGGTATAAAACAAATGACGGGCATTAATTTGCCCGTTTTTATCTTTATTATTTGACTTTTTTTAAAAATCATGTTATAATAAAGTATAAAGAAAACCGGTGGTGAATTTTGTGATATACCTAGTCGCTATTCTAATTGCGATTATTTGTTGGTTAGGTTATAAACTATCAATTAAGAGAAAAATTGAAAATAATAATCTACAAGAATTTTTAAATAAAAAAATTCAAGCTGAGCAAGAATATCATACAATACAAGCGAAGATAGATACAGCAGAAAGCTCACTTAGTAGCTTAGAAAGTAAATATCAAATTTTACTTGATAAATATTCAAGCGAAAATGCAAAAATAGATGATTATTTTAATGAATTGCGGGCCAAGCAAGAACAACAACTTGAAACCGCGCAAAAAGATAAAGAATTGGCCGCGCAACTAAAATTTGAAAAACTTTTAGCGCAATATGAAGCCGAAGCAGCATCCGCACAAGAAGAAACACAAGTAATTGTTGCAGAATGTTTAGCCACGCAAGAGCAAATAAAACAAGATACAGCAATGCAAGTTGAGCGCTATTCTAGCATTCTTAAACCCTTAATGGAATATGAGAAAGAAAAACAAGACAGGTTATTTTATACAATCCAAGTTCCAGAAGAATATCGTGATGATATTGACTTCTTGCTAAATACAGTTTCTCAAAAAGTCCAACACCCAGACATTATTAGTAAATTAATTTGGACTGAATATATTAAACCATATATGGATGAAACTATTAAGAGAGTAGGGATTGAAGATAAGCCTGGAATTTATAAAATTACTAATTTGGAAAATGGTAAGAGCTACATTGGCAAGAGCACCAACGTAAAAAAGCGTCTTCAAGACCATTTTAAATCAAGTGTTGGAATTAAAACAATTGCAGACCAAGCAGTTCACCATGAAATTCTTAAAACCGGTATCTGGAACTGGTCACTTGAAATAATAATTTATTGCGATAAAGAACAACTAAATGATATGGAAAAATATTATATAGATTTTTTCAAATCAAATACATTTGGTTATAATCGCACTAATGGAGGTGAAGGATAATATGAGTGAAGAAACAACCCCCATCTCCATTGAAGAGATTGAGGAAAATGTAAAAAATGAAATTAATACTTCATTAAAGCCGCGAAATCGAGCAGAACGGCGCGCAATGCGAAAGAAAGTTGGCGCTAAGA